AAGCATTGCCTATTGTGCTTGATTGAGTTTGAGCGTTTGGGCATAACAATGAGTAGGCTTGATGTGCGTTTACTCTCCAGTAATACCTTTGGCAAGCAGCCAATTCACCTTGAATAGTTCCTGTTGCGGTTTGAAAAGGAGTCGCGGTAGAACCTGCCTCGACCTGCACACCCCATATATCAAAAGTATTGTTTTGAATACCAGTATTTGCATAACCAAGTCCAACAAGCGTTGAACCTGTTGAAGTAACAATATAAATTACAAGCATATTGTTTACAACAGTTCCAATAGTTTTGCCTGAAATTGAAGGAACGGCGATTGTAAAAGAATAACGAGCCCAAGAAGTCGTGATTGTTTTAACCGCTGCCGCCGATGTCGCAACAGCAGGTGAACCACCACCACCAAATGATTGAACAGCAGTTACGCCTATGTTTGGTGTGCCGCTTCCTGCTTTAGCCCAAAATGAAACTGTAATTGTCTGACCTGCAAAAGTACGAACATCCTCAATTCTTTGACCATAGAGCGCATAATGTCCTGCTGTGCTTTGAGATGCAGATACTGAACGAACAAAGTTCTTGCCCTCATAACCTGCTACTGGTGCTGTTCCAGCAGTAAAAGTCTGTGGAGTAATCGTTACTGTGCCGCCTGAGTTTTCCTGAACCCATCGGTCAAAATTGTAAGTGTTATCCGTTGTATTGCTAGTAAAATTGCGTTGATTGAAATAAAAATCTCCGTTGATAATTTTATTCTTGCCAGCAGCGTAAGGCGAGGCGTTAGCGTTAATTGTTCCATTCGTATCATTAACATCCGATGCAGAATAGACATCTCCATTCGCATAGGTCGTTTTAAGTGGAAGTCCGACAGCCATTAGCACACCTCTTTCATAGGGTCAATTCTAGTACATAACATCGAGTAAAGGCTCCTGTGTAGCGATAGTGGTTGTCCACGTGTTAGGGGTGATGTTGTGAGCAATTCCCTGCACTTGGAGTTTCTTCTGAATAGTCGATCCACCAGGTTGCTCATTGGTGATGTCTACTGTGTTGAAGAAGTCAAGGCTTAGAGCTGCTGTAATGCCTGCTGAATAACTAGGAGTCATTAAATCTAGGGTAATTGTTTCAATACGGATAGAAGTTTCTTTACGGCTATCGACATAGGCGGTTGCAAGGCTTAGGGCATTAGCATCTGTCTGCATGAGCATATCTGTAGCTGTAATGGATCGTGTGAAGTATTGGGCAATAGATGTCGCATCTGAGTAAGTCTGTGCTGTGCCACCAATACGGGTCACAGTTGCCTTGTTTACGATTGTCTTGTCATCGAGTGCAAAGGTAATTCCTGCATAGTTAATCCCTGTGCCATTTTGGTTAAAGATTGTTGGACTAGCAGCTTGAGCATCATAGACGAACTGGCGACCCTTGAAGGTTGCTACGCCATTTTCATCAATGTAGAACGCGCCCTGTTCTGTAAACTCAGCAGTTTGTATTGCTTCTAGGACTGTGCGAGTTGTGCCAGGGTCTGCCACGCAAGTTGTAGCACCTGTGCCAATGCTAGTAAAGGCAGGCGGCCAGGCAATCATGGTTAAGATAGATTGAACGCGCTGTGCAGTTGTCTGCCCTGCTGTGCCGCCTGTAACGGTTGTAATGCCTGAGTTATACATCAAGCGAAATGCGTCATAACAGATAAAGGTTACATAACCTGTTTCTTGACCTGTTGGATAGGTATAGCGATATTCGGTGATATAACCGCCAAATAAGCCATAAGTAACTCCGCCATAGATAGCAGATGCCTGTATCTTCCTAAGTGGCTGTAATAGCCCGTAATAGGGGCTAGAAGTGTTCTGTGGGTTGAAGTCACCGTTTGGATCGACAACTCTAATAGTTGCCTGCCCTGACTCGTAATTATCCTGCAAAAGGTTGCGCCCTCTACGAGTTGAGATGTTAGTTGTCTGAGCGGACACATCGACAATGACGGGAATGGCAGAAGCTAGTTCAGCAAAGCCCAACTGTGAAGTACCCAAGATAAACGGGTTACCGAATGATGCTCCACCCGATAGGTTTATCTTGACAACAAGGGTTGCTGGTAATGCCATTATCTGTACGCAGTCGTATAAGAGATTGGGATTCCAGAAGCTTGATTGTTGTAGATGCCTTGAGTGATGGCATTGACCAGATCGCGCTCGGTAGTAACTGAGCCTTGAACATTTACTGAAATGTTTGTTGTGCGAGATTCAGCAGCTCTAAATGTTCCAGCACCAAAGTCCATAGACAAGGCTGTGTTAGGAATGCCACCAGATACCGCTGTTGAGTCATTGGTCATAAAAGTTGATGTGCCTGCTGTGACTGGGGTGTTGCCAGTCAGAGCTTGTAGCTGTGCTAGTTCGTTTTGAACCTTGTCTAACAATGCTCGAATGGCTGCAAGAATGGCTTGACGGAATGCTTCTAAGGCATCGGTTGCTTTATTGGCATTCATAATTTGACCAGCAAGAGCAGCGTTTTGATCCTTGATAGCAATGAGAGATAAAAGGCGCATCTTTGTTTCACCATCAGTTGCTTGATTCATGGCAGCAAATAAGCCAATGCGCTCTACATCGAACTTCTTTTCTAGTTCAAGAAGGGCTAACTGATCGCCTGTAAGAACGAGTTTTCTAGCAGTATTGTCGTTATCAATTTTAGATAAAGTGTTCTTGGACTTTTGAAGTCTAATTGCATCAGCGTTGGCTTTATCAATGGCTTTGCGTTGTCCAGGCGATTGGGCTGGAGTACCTGCTAAGGATGTTTTGCGATTAGAACCAAGTTTGGCTAATGCTCCAATACCTGAAAATTGAGCCCCTGCGCTAATAAAGTCGCTAAGAAATGCTATGCCAGGTATTGACTTGAGTTTTACTGCAAGAACAGAAATGCCCGTAATGACATTACCAATCTGAGTAGCAAAGCCTTCCATTGCTGTTGTTGCTCCGCCAATGCCATCATTGCCTGCAATCAATTGCATAGCATCAAGAAGGTCTTTGCCAATAATCTCTTTAGCATTGTTTGATGCAATAGTCAGTTTGTTCAATGAACCTAAATAGCCATCGGCTGCTGACTGGGCTTGACCAGCAAAGAGTTCTGTTAAACGAGTCTGAATGTCTAAGAATGAACTAGTTGTCAGTTCTGCTTTGGATAAGCCAACTCCCAAACGCCCTAATGAAGCATTGTTTCCTAAATAAGCCTTCTGTAAAGCCTGAGATACGGTTGTGAGGTCTTTGCCTGTACCTGCTGAAATATCTAATGCAAGGTTAAGAAGTTTCTGTGATTCAGTTAATGATGAGGTGGCTCGAAGTAGGCGATCCATAGCCGGACGAAGTTCGTCGTCTAAAACGCCTGTCTGTTTTTCTAATCTTGAAATGTATTGATTGACTGACTCAGAAGCACCAAGATAATCAAGATTTAGATTCTTCAAAGTCATGCCGAGAGAACGAGCTGCGTTCTCATCCTGTGCAAAAGCCTTGACCGCTTGTCTGCTGTAATTGACTAGGGCGGTTGCTCCAAATGCTACGCCAAAGGTTGCAGCAAACTTGCGAACAGTTTTAGTTAATTTATTGAGAGCAGTTTCAGCTTGTTTAAAGCCTTTGGCATCTAACTTAGAGCCTATGAGAATCTCTGGTAATGCCATTAGGCTGCCTTCCTAAATATTGTGGACTTACTGCGTGCCATGAAAGTTGATGTTGCTTTGTCAATAGCCTTCATTGCTGCGCCTTCTGCAACTCCCTTAGACTCAGCCCAAGCGCGATAAATTAAGCGGCCTCGACCTTTAAGGCTAGACACAATCGGTGGAAGATTGTTAATAAATTGCTCACCAGCTTTAGGATTATTGGAGTGAGAATACTTTGAGCCACGAGCTCCTTTAGCACCGACCCATTGCTGACCTTGTGGGTTTTTTACACCTGCTTGTTCGTAAATAGCACCAGCAGCAGTTTTGTTATAAATCTTAGCCATGCTGGTAAAGCCATTTTTGTTTCTCTTTGTAACACCTGTAGAAAAGCCAATGCCCTTGCTTATTAAGGTTGCATTATATTTAGGGAATGTCGCACCTTCTGATGAAGAATCTGTCCAGTTAGTCATGGCATTGCTTTCAACATAACCACGAGCTTTGCGAACAACAGGAGATAGTGCTTTACGCAATTCTGCTTTTAATTCTTTGTCTAAATCTGGTGCAAATTGGCGTAATGCTTTGCGTAGATCAGAGTTACCTCTTAGTTCTACGGCTGGCATCTCTCGCCTCCTTCGCTTCATCCTGTAAAACCTTGATTAGGTTCTTTAGCATTACTTCATCTAGCTCTAATAATTGTTGTGGCGCGATCCCGAGTCTGACACTTAATTTAGCAATCAGATAGGTGATCGAGTCGCGCCCTAAGCCAAAGGGTCATCATCTAGTACCTCGACTGTTGTCAAGGTTTCAATGAATTGCTCTCCAAATGGCTTAACAGTTTCACCCGAACGGCGGATACATTCCCAGGCTAGCCAGAAGATATCGCTTTGCTTCTGATCTTCGATGAACGCTTTGTGAAAGCCCTTCTTAGCGTAAATCTCAAAACCATATTGCACTAATGGAGTGATTGGGTATTCCCCAACTGATCCATCTGCCCTTGTTACTTTTAACTTTGCCATGCTGTGCCCCTTAGTTTAGTTGTTTAGAAAGTACCTGTTGTGGCTACTGCAACTGTTGAGTTAGCAGTAAATGTGATTGATTGTGTGCCAATATCGCCAACAGCACCGTTGATGTCTGTTGTGTTATTGATTAACAATGAAACTGTGTAGAGAGGGTTTGTAGCAGATACTGCTGTTCCCTTTGTCTGTAGGAATACTGCTGTGACAGTTGTTCCCCATGCAGCTTGGAGTGTTGCAAGAACATTTGCTGATGCTGTGTCATTGAGGAAGTCGATTGTAACTGTTGATGCTTCCAAGCCCTTTACGAACTTGTGAGAAGAATCGCCCATTGCTGTTACTTCGAGTTCATCAAATGAACGGTTGATTGTTACTGCTGTTACATGGTCAGAAAGATCAACAGAGTTAATCTTAACGCCTACGTTATTGTTTAGAAATACAGCCATTAGGATTATTCCTCGTCTTTCTTAGTAGATGCTGGCTTTGGTGCTGAAGTAACCTGCCCGATTTTCTTCAGGAAGGCTTCGTTTTCTTTTTCCCATTCGGACATTTTAGCTCCAGGTAGTTAGAACGGATAGTGACATCTCGCAAGTAAGCAGGTCACCAGAT